CCCGGCAAACAACGCGGTGGCGGCGATTCTTCTGGATCGTCAGTCGTACATGATCGCGGACCGTCTCCAGCTCCAGATTGTCCCCGACCGCGTCACCGGGCTTGGCCTTGGGACTACGTTCCTTAACACGTACATGCGTTCCGACGGCCTTTGGACTCAGGCCGAGCGGTCCGCGCGTCTCGTGTACGCCACCTGATTGGATCTCTTGCTCCGGGGGCGGCGCCGTACTCGACCGCGGTGCCGCCCCCATTTCCCGCCATGTTGCAAACCGTCACCGAATCCGCGATCCCCTTCAGTCTCGACGAGTTCCGGGATCATTGTTCAATTTCGCCGGATGAGCGGGAACACGATCCCGCGCTTCGCCGAGCGCTCTACGCCGCGGCCGTGTTCGTTGAATCTAAGGCCGGAATCCGGCTCCGGGGATCCACCCTCTACGACTACTTCCGCGGACGCCCGGGGCCGTTCCGGTTCCTATCCGGCCCCGTGAATTCAGTATCGGTCGTTCGGGACATGACCGCCGGCGCCGATGTCGACGCGGCCGCGTGGGAACTCGATCTCGTTGGCCAGTGGCCCAGCTTGCGATGCCTCGACGATTCAGCATTCGATCCCGCGAACACGTACCGAATCACGTGGGCCGCCGGGTACCCGACAATTCCGCATGATCTACACGCCGTCGTGTTCCTCGTGGGCGCCCTCTACTTCGAGAACCGCGAAGCTGCTACGCCGATCGCCATGCACGCGCTACCGCTTTCCGTTTCGTCGATCCTCCAGGGCTACGGCCCGCGGGAGACTTGACCAATGCAGGCCGGACAGCTTCGCCAAATCGTCCAAATACAGCAGCCGACCGGGAACGACGATGGCACCGGCCAGCGCGTGTACACGTACACGACGACGGCCCCGAGCGTATGGGCTCGCGTCCGCAACGTCTCCCAATCAAAGGGAATGGACGGCGAAATCGTCGCCGCCGGCCAGGAGCGGTACGAGGTTCGGATCCGCTACCGCGACGGGATCGATTACACGACGAGACTCCGATACAAGAATTTGCACCTCCAGGTCGTCGGGATAACTGATCACCTCGAGCGAAGTCGTGAACTCCGCCTAGATTGCGAGGTTGCAGACCTATGAGCGCCGTTGGATTTGAAATCGACTACCGGAAGCTCGAGCGGAAGCTTGTCGGCCTTGAGAAGTACGCGCCCCGAAACGCGATGAAAGCCGCCGCCGGCGCCGCGTTCAAAGTAGTGAACAAGGAAAACGCGCGGATAGCCTCCACCGCCAGCTACAAGACGCCGCAGGAAAACCCTTCGTTCCGCAAGCGGGCCGGAACCAAAGGCGGGTACCGACTTCGCAAGGTAAAACAGCGCCGCGATGGCACGATCACCGCGCGAAGCGACTACAACACGAAGCACCCGGAAATGGCCGCCGCGTGGTTTGTCGAGCGGGGATACAACACTACCACCGGCCGCGTAGAGGGCCGAGGATTCCGCGGTACGGCGTTCAAAGCGAAGAAGCGGGCGGCACAGCAGAAATTCGTCGAAGCGTTGACCGTGGCGATAGACGTGGCATCCAGCAACCCTAAAGGCAAGGTTTCCGTCCGTGACATCGAGGGCGTGATCGGGAAGGCGTGGTGACCCTATGAGCTTCGCCACCGACACCTATACGCTTCTTGCCGGGGACGGATCGATCGCCGCCAAAGTCGGTACGCGGATCTCGCCCTACGCCAGGAACCCGAACGACGACTTCCCCGCGATCGTCTTCCAGATTGCCCGCGAAGAAATCGAGACCGACGCCGGCGGCGCCGATCTAATGCGAATCGCCACCGTCGAAATCACGTGTATGGACCGCACCTACCTCGAGGCCGACGCACTCGCCGAGCTCGTGATCACCGCCATTCGCGGCCGTACCGCGGCTCGCTCGCTCACCATCGACCGCGACTACGGAGACCCCTACGACGGGTCGTCCGAGCTCGTGTACCGCGCAACCGTTACCGCAACCCTTGCAGGATCCTAGAAAATGGCACAGACATTCAACGGCGCCACGCTTGAGTGGACAATCACCACGCCACCGGAAACCGACGGCGGAGACCCTGTAAATACAATCTACAAGTTCAACGTCCGCGATTTCTCGGAGGCAGGTAACGACCGCGCCGCAATCGACGTTACCACCGCGGCCAGCACTCGCCGACAAGTCGTATACGGGTTCGCGGAGGCGACCGAATTCACGTTCGAATGCGTCTACGATATGGACGAAGATCAGATTGGAACGTCGCCCGCAATCACCCGGACAGTGCTCGAGGGGTTTTTGGCTAACGCCGTTGGTTCGCTCAGTCTCAGATTCGTGAACAATGGCACCGTCAACGAAGATACGTTCGGAGGCGCTCGAAACGCCGTCGTAAAGGGGTTCACGTTCTCCGGCGAAGTAGACGGCGTCATCGTCTACAGCATCACCTTTGGGATCCTCCATTGACCAGTCTCGCCGACTTGATGAAGCCCCGGCGGGTGATCGTCCCGACGCCAGGCGGACCCGTGGAGCTCCAGAGCCCCGCGGCCGCCGTGGTCCCTGAGCTTTTGAAGGCTCCGGAGGACCGGCAACACGCGCTAGTGGTCGCGGCCTGTGCCGTGGATCCCGCGATGACCGAAGAAGAAGCGGCCGCCCTCCCAGCCGACATCCTCTACCCGCTCGCGGATAAATGCCTCGAGCTCGTGCACCCGGGAGCGGGCCAGGACTAACCGGGCCCGAGCGGCTCGCGTTCTCAATCGCGGAGCGGCTCGGGATGACGGTCGGAGAGCTGATGCAGCGAATGACGGCAGCGGAGCTTCTCACGTGGATGAACCTCCCAGCGATCGACCAGGAAGCCGAGCGACGTAGGAACCTCGGAAGGATGCGCGAACTATGGCGAACGTAGGTGATCTTTTCATCAATGTCCGAGCGAAGACCGGAGCTCTCCAGAAGGGGCTCCGGAGCGCTCGCCGTTCGCTCTCCAAATTCGCCAAAAGCGGTACGGGAATCATCGCGGGGATCGGCGGCGCGTTTGGCATTTTTAAGACGTTCCAATTTTTGATGGGATCACTGATCGGCCATTCGCAGGAGTTCCGCGAAGCGTGGGCGAAGGTGGGGGCCGCCGTCGCCGAGATCGGCGCCGACTTCGCGAAGCAATTCGGGCCGCCGCTCGCCGAGGGCCTATCAAAGCTCGCCGAGTGGCTATTGACATCGGAAGCGATTCAGCAGCTGTTCGAAGGTATGGGAATGGCGCTCAAATTCCTTGAGCCGATTTTCGACGGCCTTGCCAAGTCGTTTATGTTTTGGCAAAAAGCAATCGAAAAATTCCTTCGATTGATTAACGGAACCGATGCCGCGATGGATGCGCTCGGGCAAGGAATCACCGATCCTTCGCAGATCCAGGACAAAGATAGTTTCCGAAAAGAAATCGGAACGCAGGGGGTCGCGAGAGGTATGGAGCTCGGCGCCGACAGTGACGCGCTCCAATTTTCAAACCGGTACCTAAAAGAAATAGCGCAGCGGGTGGAGGTTCCTAAATGACGTGGAGTTATACAATTCTCAGGGGCGGCGATGACCTCGACGTGAAACCGTTTGAACCCGTGACCTCTGGCGCCGTCGTGCTCGTGGACTCATCGGGCGAATCGAACGTGACCGCAAACGTGGTTCTCCAGAAGCTCGCAAGCAGAGACTCAAATTTTGGGCTTGCTGTCCAGGAGGGTTCTATCGTCGAGCAATACGACGGCGCCGCTTGGGTAGACGATAATCCAACACTGTCGTTTGGGCCGATGCTTGTACGTGAAATTTCCGTAGTCGAGCACCCGGACAGGCCCGATTACTGGAGAGTCGAGTTCCAGGTATCGGGTTTCGGTCCAGCGCTTCAGCCTGTCGCCGAAACCGACCCTGTAGCGCTCGGATCCCCGCAAATATCGGTCAGCGTCGTCTCCCGGCCGCGAATGGCGCCGGCCTACCGATGCGACGTGGCAACGCCGGCGGACCTTGTTTCGTCTGATGAATTCACCGAGACCCCGTGGATCAATGGGACCGACATCGGAGGGAAGTCGGTCGACATCAACACAAGCCCCGTGTCAATTCCAATCGATCAAACCGTGATCACGATCCAATGGGTGACACGTTGGCCATTCCAAAATTGGGCCGGCCAGTGGGTAGGCGCGGACGGAAACGAGCACACGATCGACATCGAAGTGCTCGCGGATAGCTACGTCGGCGGCCGAAACCTTCAGGAATTCATGGGGTTCCCGATTGGTTCGCTTCTGATGGAATCGGTCGAATTCCAACCGCTGCACCACGAATTCAAAACCGCAACGATGACGCTCATATTCGACCAATGGCACCACGCTAACCAAATGCCACTCGTCAATCCGCAGTTCAACATCCCGACCACGCCGAACTCAACCACGGCCATGAGTCACACCACCACGGTCCTATGGAATCAAACGTATTGGAGTGGCTGGACAATCGGTGAGGACGGATCGCCGTTTTTCGGAGCAGCGGAAATCGACTATCTGGACACGGTTTTCGTATGACGCTTAAACGATTCCGCACCGGGTCCGGCCGACTCGACGCTAACAACCTGAACCGGTTCATGCGAACAAGCGCCGCTGTCGACCGCCTTCCGACCCCGGGCCAGGAGTTCCGGCCGCGGTGGTACGGGCCGCTTGTATGCAAGATCACCGCGAAGACAACGACGAGCTCAGGGCAATTCCGCTACACAGTCGAAGAGGTTCGATTCTCGAGCCCGGAAACGTTCGCCACGATGAGCGGGGGTTTTACTTCGGACCGCGTGGTCAACCTTGCCGAGCGCGACAACACGACGACGAGTCACACAGGCATCGATCCCGACGACCTCCCGGGCTCGTACGACCTCGAGCCGGCGCCCGTCGGCGCCGTCGTCGCCTGTTTCGTCGCGGCGAACGGCGACGCCACCAACCCAAACACCGTCTGGTTCGATCGACCAGGCGAATTCTTCGGAGCTTGCCCGTGAGCGACATATACCACGATCTCCAATTCACCCAGGAAACGACCGTTTCGCTCGAGGTTGTTTGGGAGGATTCCGACGCCGTTCCGATCACCTCGATCGACTCGGCCCAGATGCAGCTGAAAACCAACCGTACCGACTCGTACGCCGATCGATTGCTCGCGTTGACGACGGCCGCCGACGGGGGAATTGTCCTCGACGCTGCGGCCGGAAAGCTCACGATCACGATCACCGACGAGCAAACCGCAGCGCTCCCCGCGGGCGTGTGTTTCTACGATCTCATACTCGAGCAGACCGGCGGCGCAAAACACGTGCTACTTGCCGGTTCTGTGACCGTCGACCAGGGGGTGACGACGTGGCAGTGATTACAACGTTTCCGAATCAGGTAATCGTCCGAACACCCGGACCGCAAGGGCCCGCGGGCTCAGGAACCGGACCAGGTGGCGGGATCTCAGAGGTGCAAGGGGATTCGCCGATTGCGGTGGCGAACGGGACGACCCTACCCGTCGTCTCGCTCACCGCCGCGGGGATCTCTGCCGCGTACATGGCAAACAATGCCGTGGCGACCGCCTCGATTCAGGACGGCGCCGTGACGGCCGCGAAGATTGCCGGAGGGGTGATTAACGACGGGACAGTCACCGAAGTCACAGGATCACCTCAAATAGCGGTTTCAAACGGGACCACAACGCCGGCGTTGAGCTTGCAAAGCCTCAGTGTTTCGAGCGGATTTCTTGCCGCCGCGTCAGTAGTAACGGCAAAAATCGACGATAGCGCAGTGACCACCGCAAAGCTCGGGCTATCGGCGGTGACGTCGTCGAAAATTGCAAGCGACGCTGTAACGGCTGCAAAGCTCGCAGACACGACTGTGACCGCGGGCACGTACAACGCTGCGGACGTCACCGTCGACGCTCAGGGGCGAATCACCGCCGCGTATGCCGGCAAAGACTCGTATACGGGGCAGGTCGTAGCGCCGGCGAATTCCGACGTGTATACGATCGATCCGGCAGTAGTAAGCGCCCGAACGATCCTCAATTTCTACGCCAAGAACGGCGGGGGTTCGTGCACTGCTACGCTGAAAAACAACGGCGCAACGGTTGCAACGATTGCAGTTACAACTAGTAGCGGATTTGCGGGTTTTATTACGAATACCGCAGTGAGTGACGGCGACCCGATCACGATTGAAGTCAGTAACAACACTAGCGCCGCAAACCTTGTTTTCCAGGTGGAATATTCACGATGACCCCGCGCTGGTTTTATATCCCGGCCGCATCCGGTGAAACGATCCTCGACACCTACACGCAGGTCGGGCAATGGGTTTGGCGATCAGCCAATAACTGGTGGAACGTCATCGGAAATGGCACGTGGTCCTCGACTTCCTCAAACGTAGGAACGTATCTTGCGCTTGATTCAGGATCTCAAATTAGAACGACGAATCTTACGTTCAGCGCCAACGATCCCGGAGGCTGGCCAACGAACGCTCGTATCCGGTTGACGGTAACACCCTCGAGCGGGGGGCCAGCCTACGCCGTCGAGGGTTCGCCAACAGGCGCCGGCGACTCGCGTTGGTTTTGGCGTGATGCCTCTGGTGGATTGTTGACGCTGACCGCGGCTCAAATCGAGGACGGCGGAACGTTTGGTTGGGATGCATCCGACACGATCACGATACAGCTATTCACACCGTAGGGCCGACAATGCTCGAAACACTGACCGACGTCCAGGGAATTGTGATCGCCGCCGCGATCCTTTACGCCGCCAAGGAATTGAAAAGGGTATCCAATGAAGTATCGCGCGTTTCTACTGCTATCCACGCTCTCGATCGTCGCGTTGACGACCTCGAACGGGTGCTCGTCCGTGACCGGATTCCGGAGCCTGAGCGACGGCCAGGCGGCCACGCCCGAGCTCCGCAAGGCGGCCGCGACCGCTAGGGCGGAGGCCGACGCGCTCGACGCAATCGCCGACCAGCAATCTGAGCAGCTCCGGCAGGCCGTGGACGGCGCTCACGGCATCGCGGAGTCGCTCGGGGCGCCGGAGCTCGTCACCGGCCTAATCGCGGGTCTTGGCGGGCTTCTGGTGCCATCGCCGATCCGGCGGAAGAAGCCCGCCGTATGAGCGCGCTTCTTTCCGCGTGTTGCTGCGGTGGCGTCGTTTCGGGTGAATGTTGCTCGAGTGCTTGGGGCGCTGCGCAGTCAGACGACTTTTCATTCACAAGCGGAAACGTCGTCCAATCCGGGCGAAATGACAACTGGAACTCGTGCACGGAAAACGGCGTCACGGACTACCGGCGAGGTAACGCGTCCACGATGCGAACGACTTACGCGTTTTCGAACGTGGAACTAAAACGCCGGACGGGGCAAGGCGGGCAGCGGCAGAAATGGAGCTTTTACAACGGCACGATCACGGCGACGGAAATACGACGTTCCTACAAATTCGGCGACTTTGACTGTGAAACCGATCTCAATTGTGATCGCGGGTACACGTTAGCGGTGCAGGTCGTCGCCACGAACGGCACGTATTCAAATACCGTCGGGTTCTCGTGCAACCAGGACGCATCGGCCACGGTGACGTGGAACAACGAGCCGAGCGACTGGACCGATGACTGGTTTTTGATTTCGCAGCAATGCCAAAGCGTTGATGAAATCTATTGTCAAGGCGGCGGGGCTCCCGTCACGCTTGAACGGCGACAATTCCGGATAACCACGCCCTCTCTACCGGTTGTTCCTTCGTCGTGCACCGCTTGCCCGGGTGTTCTCATTCCACGCGTATCGTGGAATTGGAATGCAAATAACCCGGACTGCGACTCAAACGATCTCGAGGATTTGAGCTGGTACTCGTACGACGGAGGCCAGTTCGCCAACTATTGCACCGGCGGCGAAGGCTCAAACGAACCTACGTGTTCAACCGACCAACAGAACCGCGGCGACGACGTGTTCGATACGAGTTATCCGGCCGTCACCAATCCTGTCGGCGGCTCGTGTACGCAACGTGGTCTAATCATGCCATCTATCACGATTGCGGCAATCTGATGGCATACCCTGATTGTCGACATCGAGCGAATAGCCGATGCACGCTCCAGCTTTACGGGGGGAACCCGACCGGGGCCGAATGCCGAGCTTGCGACCAGTACAAGGGCCGACCTAGAGGCGCCGGCGACGTCGTCCACACCGTCGCAAAGGCCCTCCGCCTCGACAAGCTCGCCGAGCGGGTGACAATGGGCCGCGGGTGCGGATGCGCCGAGCGCCGCAAAAGGTGGAACGCCGTTCGCCTAATTGAAAAATACCGCGATTCGTTGTAGTTTCCTCGGTGGTGTGCCGATAGAACGTTTCACCACACGGATTTCGGAAGGATCCAAACCATGAAAACACGATCAAAAGCGATAGCGGATGAATTGCGCAAGTCAGAGCCGGATTTGCGGGTCGTCGAAACCCACCTCGTGAAGCTCGGGCAGGGCGACTACGAACGGCGATACGTGCGGGCCGTACCCACCGACGAGATTCCGGCCGAGCTCGTGGATGCGTTCCGTCGACTGCTTGCGACCACTACTCACGTCCAGACAAAAGCTCACGCGGCCGTATCCGAAATGGACATTCAGCCGGACCATCCGGCGTTTTGGGCTCGCTCCAGGAACGCGGCCGCCGATCTCGCGGTCTGTGCCGAGTCGGCCGACGAGACCGTGCGGATTTGCAAGGCGGTGGCGAAGCTCGTGGAGGATCTCCAGCGATGAGCCCCAAAGACATCGAAATCACCCTCGTGGCGATCCTCAAATCGACCATCGAAGCCCAAATCCCGCGGACCGAATGGCGTACGTCCGTCGAGCACGCGGTACACGTGTTCCAAGAGGTTCGCGGGGACTGGTTGAAGGTCGAGCCCTCGACGACCCCTCAACCGGGAGGGGCCGCCGATCCAAGCCCCCGCAGGCCCGCGGCGGTCGGGGGGGATCCTCCACCCTCTCGGCCGTCGCGAGGGGCCTACCCGACGACGCCGCCACAGCGTGGGGGGCCGTTCTACCGGGTGACCGGGGCCGACGAGATGGGCACGACCAGGGCAGGCAAGGGCATTCGAGGGTTCACCCTTCAGGACGCCGCCGGCGCCGATATCGACGCTAAATGGATCGAAGGAAAATGGGACGACCCCGGGTCCATCTCGAAGGTGGAGGCAATCGAGCACGGCGAT